CCAGTATTTTTTATATCTTTATAAATTACATCTTGTGATAGGTTTTCGACCTCGTAGTACTCATGACCCTCGGAATCGATAACAGAAATTATTTCTACTATATCTTTAGATTCTAAATTTAATCTTCTAAATTTTTTGAATGCATCAATTGTAAATGTAAGTCTTTTAATTTGACCAGACATTACACTTCCATATGCTTTTATTGCAAATTTAGTTGGCACACCAGTAGTAGAGTTAACTCTTGCCACTACAATTGGATTTGTTGAATCACCAAAATTTACATCATCTAAAAGTGAAAAGACTTCACCATTCACGGCTGTAAAAGTTGAACCTTTTTCCAATACTGGCGCATAACTTAAATCTGGTGTACCATATAGGGTTGCTGGTATTAAAATATAAAAGGTAGCTGTTCCAAATGTTGAGCTGCGTCCTTGGTGTTTATATCCAAATTGACGGGCTAATCTTATTACGTTTTCTGATTCTGTTGCAGTATTTAAAAAACTTTCATTTGTTTGATAATCGAGATAGAAAGAAAGTATGTCACCGACATAGGACACGGAATCCAACATTAAAGAACCAAAAGAGGCTTCTCTGAAGTCTTGTAATGTATCTGGGTAATAACGTTTGGCATATTCCAACAAATCAGTCTTAATACTTTGGAAATCTCTTGAGGTATATTTAACGGGTACTTTCTTCAGTTTCATTGTAAAAGATTATCCTTGATTGTTCATAGTTATTGATAAAATATCAGAAATTCCAGTAGTTGGAACAGTATAATAAATACTTAATTGTAGCGCATTTTCATAATAATCATTTGGCAAATTAGAAACTAAATCACTTATTAATATTTTTTGAATATTAACAAATGGCATGTATATGCTAACTTGACTTCTTATCTTTCCTTCAATGCTAGCATAAGTAGATGATGTTTTGTTTTCAAATATATATCTCTTTATCCCAACCCCAAAATTTGGAATCATAATTCTTTCGCCGGGATTTGTTAATACAAGCATTTTTAAATTTTGCTTGACAACATCGTTTATTTCTGTATTTGAAGTATATGGGCCATATGCTTGATTATAATCAAGTGGCAATTTTGGTGCATAATTAGGCATTCAAAATATTTAGTTTCAAAACATAAAAATGCTCTAACATTCTGATGGATAAGGGTTTTCTATGTTATCATCTTTTGGAAAATCTAATTTATATTTTGTTAACAAATCAATTCTCTTTAATTTTATATTTGCTAATGCAATAGAAGATTGAATTGTATCAATTATTAGATATGGAATACCCATGCTTGCTGTTATAGGAGGACCATAAGACCACAGAGTAGGCCAGTTTACAGGCCATAACGCCAAAACAAATGGTAATATTGGTAAATCAACTTTTTGCCCAGCAGCAGCGGAGGCACCAATTTCTACCAGATTTCTTATTTGATTTGTTACTGAAATATTTGGGTCAAATCTCTCTGCTAACAGTTTTATGATTGTGAGAGGAGCTTCTACGATAAATCTGGCAAGTAATTCTTTTAGATAATCAAAGTCTGGTAAATTTAAGGCATTATTTGCCGCATCAGTTGATGTATAACAATTGTTGTCTTCTGCTTTTGGATTTGTTGTTGCTAACAATTGAAATATCAAATCTCTTATGGTTTTTGAAGTTATTTTGAATATTGAAATGCTTTCATATGAATTTTTAGCATATACCATAACTTCATTAATATGATTAAGTGATAAATATTTAGAAGAATTGAAGCAAAAATGAGTTAAAATCTTGTATTTATCGTTAGTATTTAAACGTGCAACCAATTCATCTCTTACTTCGTAAAATTCTTGGTTATTTTGTAGTTTTATAGAACTTACTAGTTGCTCATAATAGCGGCCTTCTTGATTCATTACTATAAAAATGGCTGCATAAGCTCTATCTTCTTTGTTTGCAGATAAAGAAATACCACCACGAAGTTTTTCTCTCTTATCATCTAGATAGCAAGCAACGAGATTGAACCCTTGAGGATTTATATCATCTGTAATCATGGTTGAAACCATAAAGTTATCAAATGTTGCTGGTTGCTGTCTTTTGAGCATAAAGAATGCACTTCTGAACGATTTTAACAATCCCATAAATTCTTTTTTAATAAAATATCTATATTTAAAATCTATGCTAAAATCTTCAAAATCATTATTATATTCTTGATTGGTTATTGGGTCGTATATGGAATAATCATTAATTTCATATTCTGTTTTGAATTTAGAATTTATTTCGATATTCATTACAGAGGTAAAATCTTGTCTTCTACTTGTAAAGTCTTCAATTTCGTTTTTCAATGTTTGCAAAGTAAATTCAATAAATGAATCATCATGTTTAACAAGTTCATATGGGTCAAAATGATATAAAAATGCCATATTCTTAATAACGTTCTTTATTACGTGAACTTTGATGAATAGTCTTGTCATTTCACCTATTAAGGCTGAAGCTGCTGGACTAATATCTGTTTCAAATGATTCCAGAGTTAGTGAACATGGGTCATTAAGAAACTTGTTTAGATATTGGTCTTTTTCATACTTTACGCGCAACAAACCTTCTGTAAAATATAAGTCAGAAAAAGACTCATAATCGGATTTTTGTAAAGCAGATAGGTTGAAGTTATGAAGTTTTTCTGATAAAGCCAAGGCAAAATGTGGATGTGCTGCATAAGCTTCTTCGGTTGTTGTAAAACTGTCTTTTGCCAATTCAACAAAAACTTGCTCTTGTGTTGAACGACCATTTAAAATAATATCCGTTGTTTCTAGAATATCATCAACAATAGATTTAATTTCTGTGCTTACTGGTCTAAATGGTCCTTCAGATTGTTCAAAATTACTAAAAAACTTTTTTGCTGATTCTACAGAATCAAGTTCTTGTTGATTTAAGTTTCTAAACTCACCATTTATCTCAAACTTAACATTGTTAAATTTTTCTAAATCAAATAGTGTACTAGAGTTTTCATTAATATTGATTAATGAATTTTCAGTCAAAAATCCCGCTGGTGTATTTGGGTTTTTTAATACCAATTCTGTCAAAGAATCTATTTTATAGCTCTTATAAGCATTAGCAACTAAATTATTGTTGGTATTTACTCCATATTGTAGTCCATATTGCTCTTTAGAAAAACTACTATTTGCTTCTTCTTCGCTTACGGAAGAAGAAAGTGGATTGATTCTCTGCTTGTAGTCTACAACGATACCAACAATATAATCAGTATCTGTACTGTATAGTTCTGCATGTGCTTTTGGTGTTTCTAAAATCTTGGAATAATCACCAAAATAATAATCATCTGATGGGGATGGAAAATTTTCAATTGTTGTTTTGTTTAATCTACTACTTCTATTAGCAACATCTGAATCTACAACAACAAATGATTTGTTACCTCCTTCCACTTCTTGAATAAATAGAGGATTTATTGTAGGTTCGTTTATGACTTCAGAATTACCATCAGCAGTCATTCTGGTATAGCTATTCCTAATCTTTTTAATATAACGTCTTTTAGTTGCAAATTTTATATTATTTTCTACTGTCTTTTGCGAATCTAACAAATAGCTTTCGTTTATCTTGCTATAAACTGTATTAGCAAGCACTTTATTAGAATAAACGATTTCATCAAAGTCAGAAAGCTTAAACTTACCGGGCTTGCCACCAGAACAAAGTAAATTTGTTGTAACATTGTTGAAAATTGAATCTGGATTTTCTTTTAAATTAGAAATTAGCTCTGCAATTCTAAATATTTTATCTTTTAAACGTTTGCTGTCTGCATCAAGTGCTTCTTTTACCTGTGCTTCTGTTAAGCCTCTGGCTTCTAGCAATTGTTGTTTTACTTTAGTAAGGTCGTTAAAATTACATAAATTATCAAAAGATTCTGGCTCAACCATGCACATTGTAGGATTTATATAATTTCCTATTGTGGAAAACAAATCAATTATCTTTTCTTCGGTATCTAAAACAGAAGAAAGTGTTGGATATTCAAAATCAAGTATTTCTCTTACCTTGTTTAATGTGGATTGTGAGGCATTTCCATTTAACAATTGGCACATTTCTTTGGAGGATAGCGATTGAGAAACCGAACCTAAAAACTCACCAGCAGGTCTTATTGTTCTTATAGCGGGTGTACAATCCTCGCCTGTTGCACCAATATAATTTCCTGTTCCAAAATCTATATCAAATTTTTCAAATATGTTTGTTAATATATCTATTGTTAAATTAAATCCACCAAAGATTTTAGCACCTAACAAATTCAAGAATGTGTTGTTAAGTGCTTGTTCGACTTGATTGCCAAACCCAATATCTAACTCAAATTCACATAAATCAATAACTACTGTCAATAAATCTGACAATATTGAAAACATTATGTCAATAAAGATTTGAACAAACATATCTGCTATTTTTTCAATATTTTTGTCTAAATCAAAATCAAACTTAATCTTGAAAGGCTTTAAATCAAATTTTGGTAAATTACACAAGAAGCTTGTTATGCTGTTGGCTAGTTGGGCTGGTGTTACAGTACCATTTAACCCTTCTTCTATTTTACAAGCAGTAAGGGCCGCTAGAGCGGGACTAATTTTTTCACTTATAGCATTAATCTGCTTGCTATCTAAAGATATTGTACCTTTAGTAACTTCTTGCTCTAATGCATTGTTAATTTTTTCTTGTAATTCTTTTTCTGTATTACTAGATTCAAGAATTTTGAAAACTTCTTCAATTACCGCATCTTGTATAAATCTATTATTTGGAACGTCTGTAAAGCAGCTATCTATACTCATTTTAGGATACCATGTAGTTAATTAATGTCTCGACCAATTGTTCGTAAGTTTGTTTTCGTGCAACTTTCAATTTATCTGGTGTTTGTTCAAACTTTTCAATTAATCTAACAATTTGTTGTCTATCTAATGCCTTATCTTTAAGTATCTGTGTGAACAAGATTCTCTTTTCATCAGATGTTAAAAATGGTATTACTTCGTTTTTTTGTTCTTTATAGGTAAAGGATAAATCTAGATTAGTATTTGAAGAAATTTCAACAACTGGCAATAGCTGACCCAAACATTCAAACGATGCCGAAGAGAGTTCACATAGCTTTATTTCTTTTAATTTCTCAACAACATTGTCTATACTAAAGTTTGCAAGATATTGCTTGATTCCATCTTTAGTTAAAACTTTATTTCCTGCAAAAATGACTATATTTTTTCTAAAATTATGAATCAAAGCCTTTTGAGCTTCCATCATCCTATCTTCTGCATCCATCTTCTTTTTATCTTGAAATCCAGAATAAGCAAGATTCATATTTATTTTTAATTTTACTTCTAGGTCTTTTTGTGTTAATACGTCTGGGTTTGATATAAAGTATGATTGTAAATTTCCATTAATATAATCATTAAATTTATTTAATGGATTTTCCATAGGCGTCACATTTTGTCTTGGATAATAGAATCTATTTAGAAATTCATACCAAGGAGTATCGCAGTATCTAATTTCGCTTAACATATCTAAATTTGTTATCATATACATTATCGTAGGATTGTTAAATGGTGCTGTCTTCTTTAGTTGAGAAAGCCCAATTTTTACATATTCACATCTCCTAGTGTCGCAATAAGAAGCATTTTGCATTCTATAGCAATTATCTATTGTAAATTCAACAAAACCACGTTTATTGAGTGTTTTTATATCATTTTGCTTAAAATATGATTCTAATATTTCTCTAAATCTTTTTAACCATTTAGCATCATTAGATAAATTGATATTTTTTATTTTAACATTATAAAACAAAATATCTGATTGATACTGGTCAAGAAGACTAGAGAGTTTATCTATCTTAACTGCTACATCCTTAAGGTAGTAGCCACCAGTAGAAAATGAAGTGGAAGTATCCAACTCTTTCATTTGCATGGCTTCTACATATTTTCTAGGTATAGCTATTTGACATTTAATTCTAATATTTGGTTCAAATGGAACATAATATTGAATAAACTCTGCAAATTTATAATAATTTAATACTGTATTTATTACTTGAGCAGTATTTTGTTTATAATAATATTCAAGTATTTTACTAATACCATCGCGAATTGATTCTTGTTTAAGTAGCTCAAGTTGGTCAAAAGTTTTGTAATTACTTATTACAGTAATATAGTATTTTTGGTCTTTTTTGTTTAAAAATGGAATATTAACGGTATTATACCAATCATCTGGTGGTATATAATTGTTATCATATTCGCTATTTGGTATGCATACTTTAGGAGCAAATTCTTTAGTATTATTTAAAGGAAACACCACCGATGAATCAACCTTGTATACTGAACCATAGTGACGAATTACAGAGGCATCTTCAATTCTTACCAAGTGATAAGAACAATCACTACCAACCGCATCATCTATTACAGTTACAGTTGTGTTGTTGGGTATATTCGTATACCTAACTGTTTCTGTGACATATAAATCAATTGGATTTGATGAACTTAAAAAGTGAGTTGCCATTTCTATCCTTAATTTAGCTTGTGATAAGAGCTTAATATTGAATCACTTGAAATTGACTTCATACTTGCTTTTGTAACAGCGGTATTTATTTGTCTATCAATTTCTGATTTAGTGATTACATCAATATCCTTAACCAATTTATCTATGATACCAGAAAATAATGCAGGGTCTGGTGTGTTTGGAAATACGTTTAAATGCATGTGATTAGAGATTTTAGTATCCCACACAATTTGCTGGATTATGTGACTCGTTAATCTTACATTAAGTTTATTTATGTGTGAGATAATATCGTTTAGTGTGTTTACAAGATTGTTTCCCAAAACCATAGGCTGCATACGTCCACCGCCTGTGTGTATCAGTTCTATTCCATCTTCTGGTACAGAAGATTGTGGATTATCAGTATCAAGTATGCTTCCAGCTATCATTTTTATACCAGTTCTACCTAGTACTCTTATTGAATCCGCTTTTGTAATAACAGATGATAAAATATGAGATTCATCTGTTATATAGGTGCCATATTTGCTGATACCAAATGCAGCATCCACATTTAAGCCTTCTGTTATATACACTCTTGCTTTATCGTGAATGAAATCTGGATTTATCCCTACAGAATCTACATGTTTATTTCTCTGTACTTCTGGGTCTGGGTTATATCCAAGTCCTACACATAAATCAATTGAATTTGCCAAGTGGTATGTTCCAGATATGGCTGAACCACCAGAATTTCTAATGTGCTCTCTATCTTTTCCGATTATAATAAATGAGTTTTTTCCATTTCCAATCAAGGTTTCGTTTTCTGCACGAATTCTAACCAATTGATTATCTAAAATAGAATTTTTTGCACCAATTCCAATATTGTTCTGTACTTGAGATGCATCTAGGCTTTCAAAAGCTACTCTTCTGGATTCAGAAGAATCTCTTATTGCATCGTGATGTGGTCTAAATCTTTTAAATAAATTCATATTATCCGCCAGTTAACATTCTATTATAATCTGCATTTTTATTAGCAGAAGAAACTAAATCTAAACCACCAGCATAATCCCCACTTGCAAAGCGTTCTGCTGCGCTTGTATAAGTTGTCTCAAATGCTTGTTCTGTTGGTGCTTGACTACCATCAAAAGAGTAGTATTGTTCTTGTAATTTTGCATTTTCTATTTCTGTAGTTGTACATCTTTGGTTACCCTTGGTTTGGCTACCCCAACCCACAACAGAATAAGGGTCAAAAACTCCATCGTCACAATGTAGCTCAAAATGTAAGTGTGGACCAGTTGATAATATTATACCATTTGATTTACCAGAACCTATGACATAAGGACTATCACCACCACCCATATATCCTACTAAATCACCTGTTTTTACATCCTGTCCACTTTTTACAACAATTCTAGTCAAGTGAAGATACACAGAATGATATGTACCAGACTTTAATTCTACTTCATTACCAGTACCATCTTTTACAACAGAAATTTTTCTATTTTTTGGTGGGTTAACAATACTGTGTGAAATCTTTAATGCACCCATAGCTAAATTTTGTTGATTATTAAGGTTTCCACCAGCTCTTTCTTTGTCAAGGGATGCTGCATTTTCACTAACTACTTTCCCGTCATAAACAGCATAAATAGGCGTATTTACTGCTTTAGCTAAATCGATACCAGCATGAAATTTTTCACTTCCTTTCTTTGGACCTGCGGGGGCGGTTCTCATACCAAAACCACTAGTTAGTATACCATCGCATGGCTCTGCAAAATATGAGAAATCTGTATCGACAGATGCAGAGCAGTTTTGATTTTGTGATATAGATGCAGTACTAGATAAAGGAATGCCATTAGCATACGCATTTAATGCGGTAGCAGCAGTTTCAATTGTTTGTGCAATTGTTCCTAAAGTATCTAGTGGGAAAAAATCATCAAAAGAATCATTTTTTGAATATTGACCACTAACAATGTCGTTGGGTTTGAGGCCAGAAATTAATGCAGAATCTTTTACATAAGTTACTGTTGAGAATGCTTTTTCAAAAAATTCTCTATCTGGTGAATTTGCATAATCTTCTGGTGCTGGCTCAAATCCATTTGTTTCTTCTGAATAGTGATACAATAATGCTCCGTTTTCTCCGTCTTCTCCAAGACCAATTATATCAGCTAAATAAGAAGCCAAAGATGTGGCTGGCGGTTTAACATTCAACTCTGTTTTTACAACCTGTTGTCTAACAATGTTTGGCTTATTTTCGTGATATGATAATTCTTCTGCCAATCTGGCTGGGTTGATATCCTCCCTTCGTCCTGTTGGATTGTAGTTATTAGAGGATATGGAGCGTCTAGAAGAGTTGGTTACTGGTTTTGTAGCCATTATGAATCCTTTCTTATTTGTTCATATATATCTTCTTTATCTTCATCTGTAAGAGAGCCATACTCTCTTGTTTCTCTCTTTAAAGCAATAGCAGCTAGCTTAACTAGCTGCTCATTTGAACGCTGGAGAGATTCGACATACTTTGCAGCTACATGACCAGCTTCAGAGTGTCTATGCTCATCTTTACCAATATAGACCATTACATCGTTAAGTAAGGTTGTCGTTACTTCACGGTCTTTTTCTATATTGGATATTGCTTGCTTAATATAATTATCGACTTTGCTCATGTAATAAATAGGAAAGGATTAGATTTTTCCTGCATCCCAATCTTGTTTAAAATCACGATACTTCTCTTTTACCTTATTTAAATTTGTAACTATCTGTTTCGTATTAAGACCAGTTATTTCTCTTATATAAAGATATACTGCTTTTTTATTAAAAATCTCAATATTATTGGCATCTTTCATCAAGATAGTGATTGCTTTTACAACCTTCTCTTCATTTGGTTTAAGGTCCAAACTTTCCCAGCTATCCAATTCGGTCCAAAATGCATTCCAAAATTCTGATTGTTCTCTCCATACTTCATATTCGTGATGGATGATTAAGTTTTCATGCTCGCTTATGTTCATTATATCTTCATATAATGTCTCTCTACGAGCAGCTTCTGCATTCTTTTTTACTTTATGGATAAACCAATTTTTAGTAATAACTGAAAAGTATGAGAAAGCTTTTGAACCAGAATTGGGGTCATATTTGTCTAAAATGGTTGTAAGCCAAATCTTACAATCTTGTCTTAAAAATTCAATGTCGGGAAGGTTTGTAAATTTATAGGTAAAAACTATCTTGTCTACCATTTCGGAGAATGCTGGCTCTATGTAATTTACGTATAGTTCTGTTCGTATTCTATTGTCTGTTGTAGAACAATACTTCAATATTGCATCTTCATGGTCTTTGGTAAAATAATTGCTATTTTGTTTCATTAGTTTTCCTCTTGTTCAAGAGAAAAGGGGTTACCTACTTCCTTTACTCTAGCTGATACATCTTTCGTATGCTTCCATAGATTTTCTATAGTTGGCTCACCAACATAAGCATCCATCTCTAGAACTGCTGCTAGATGTGCTTCATATTCATCGATAAATTCATTAAATGCAACAGCATTTTCAATAGCATATGAAAATTGTTTGATTAATTTACGTATATACCATATAAGTAATCCATTCCCGATTAACGAGACTGTGAATAGGCCAAACCATAAATAAGACATTATTTTAATTCCTTTTTCAATTCTTTTCGATAATTCTTTAAATCTTCTCTAATCTCTTCAATCTTTTCTTTTACTACAGAGCCTACTTTATTAGAATTACCATTATTGATTTGTTTTATAGTATTAACAGGAAATAGGTTTTTTTTCAAGGTTTCGTGAGAACATTTATCACAAAAAGAAAGCCTTTCATCCGATGAATGAAAGGCTTCTATTGTATTCTCACAGTTTGTACAAGTGTAAGAATATCTTGGCATATTATTCTTCTGGGGTATCTAGATGCAATACAGGTGGGTTAGTGACCACAAGACCATCTTCTGATTCTACTAGCTCAAATGATTTTAGAACTGGTACAATATCGCTTTGCTCCATGAGTGATTTTTGAAGAGCTATCATTATAGCTCCTAATGCTTGGTTTGAAAGTTTCATTTATTCTCCTAAAATAGATTTCGTAGTCTTTATTATATAATCAATTTGTTCATTTGTCAACAATGGGTGACTAGGTAATACAATACTTTTTTGATTAAGTTTAATAGCATTGTTATTGTTATCAAACGAGGTAATGAGATGATTTAAGTATCTGTGCTCTGTATAACAGTAAAACATGGGTCTTGTTTCGATACCAGCATCCATAAGTTCCTTGGAAAC